GTTGTGCATCCACTTACTATAGTCTTGTTCGTCCGAACCGATGAATGAGAATCGATAGAAGTCCAGTCCGGCATCAACACAATCTCTCATGTACTTACCAGTCATCTTGAATCCGTTAGAGAAGATGAATGCCTTGGCGCCATACTTCTTTACTACCTTGATATATTCAGGTAGGTTCTTTGCCATGGTTGCTTCACCCGAACCATCTAGGTTGACGACATTCAATCCATACTGCGCACAATCAGCAACGTACTTCTCGAACTCATCGAGCTTCATGATACGACGGAACCCTTTATGTCTTCCACCTTCACGTAGATCTTGTGGACACATAGAACAAGAGTAATTACATCCGCCCGCGACCTCGATTACTGCACGATCAATCTGAAAGGTCTCTCTAGTCATTTCCATAATACGTCTTCATCCTGTTTTCGTAGTCTACTGATTTTCGTTTAGTTTGTTCTAACAGATCTTCTATATGTTCTATCCACCACCATGCTCCCATCTCTTCCCTTGGTAGTTCTGGGTTAAGACGTACTGCATTCGATGTATGGTATTTAGTCACACCCTCACCGCTGATTACTGCGAGAGGTCGAGCAAAGTTCTTTGCGACGTAATGCCATATACCATCGTAACATATGACCATACGTGAGGTAGAGATCAAATGCATGACCTCTGATACTGGGGTACGATATGATACTTCATGCATGTCCCACCCTAGGGTACGGAAGTGTGCTATCAGATGATCCCAATCGGAGTCGTCAAAGATCCGTTTCCATGTACGAGGTCTCTCTGCATTCCATGTAGGTCTCCAGAATACAATACGATTAGGATTATAGTCTTGGAAGGCATCCTCTCGGAATATCCAATCGTTGTCCGGTGCATCGGAGCCCGGAGTATCATCATAGTAACCTGACTCAAAAAAGAACCTTGCTTTGACTCCGTGGTTGTCTATTGCTGCTATCCTACGATCACCGTTTGTTTCCAAAACAACATCATCATTAAACTTCCAATGTTTGTACCTACTATCAGCATTGAATATGTGATGTATCTCTACCCTTTCTTGTTGATGGTAGAAGTTGTGTATGTAGTTACATCGTTCGATGATCGTCTCTGGATCTTCGAAGTGATGGATATGATCTTCACCGTGTTCCCAGTGAAGTTCCAAATTGATCTTTGATACGTTATGATCCGCGGCATACTGGTGACAGCAATTCAATGCCCACATGAAATCACCCACGCCTGGCGTTCCTCGCCAAGTGACTAGTTCAGATGGTTTCATCTGTTCGTTTTAATACTTTTGATGCTACGTCCTGAACCTGTAGAGGTATACAGACCGAACCATGCGGCACCAGCACCTACCACTACAGATATAAGACCTGCCTGTGATGCATTGGGTTCAGGTATCGTCATGAACCATTGGGTGGTTTCGATCAATAGGTATAGGTACGTCCCTATGAATGCTCGTGGGAAAAGTCGATACGCATCGATTACATCCGCGAACTGTAGCAAGGTACTGAACCTAGTCGGAGTTACTTCTTTCTGTGTAGTATCAAACTCTACTTCAAGTTCAATCTTTTGTTTGATTGGTTTTGCAATAGCTTCTTCTTCCAAGCTTCCGTAACTCATCATTTCTTCACCTTAAAATCGTGGGGGTCGCTGTTAATAATATCTTTCGCTTTATGTTCCCATATAAAAGGAAATAGGCCATGCACTATACAGACAAACGCGAGTGTCCACGCTCTGTATAGATGTTCTATATAGGACAGACCTATTTCCCGTAAGTGTCCCATGTTAGAACACCCTCACATCATACTTTTGTTCCCACATCTCGGCGTCATGTTCGTCATTAACCATTGGTCGGCCGCGAATGTTGAGACTAGTATTTAGTAACATTGGAACACCAGTTCTATCATGGTACTCCTCAATTACCTTTCGGAAGATCGACTCACAGTCTTTCTTCACGATCTGTACACGTGCTGTCCCATCTACGTGGGTTACAGGTGCGTAATCATGTAATGCAGTTGAAGTGAATTGCATATGGTCATTCATAGGGCCACTGAAATATTCTTCTGCGTACTCTTCTAGGATGGCAGGAGCAAACGGACGGTACTTCTGTCTACGTTTGATTCCGTTCACTGTATCCTGTACGTCATAGCGTACGTCTGCAATCAGGGATCTGTTACCTAATGCACGAGGCCCGAACTCTGCCTTACCGTTCGCGATACCGCATACCTTATGACTGAGTAGATGGTCTACGATCTCACTAGGGTCGACCGGACGTTCGATATCGTACCCACAGTATGGAGACCATATCAACTTATCCTTACCTGTCGCCTTCGCCCATGAACGTGCAGCTGTACCCAGACCGGAACCAGCGTCTGTAGGTGAACATGCGATATGTACCTCATCGAACAGTTCGAACAACCTAGAGTTGATCACCACGTTCTGTGCGCAACCACCGGAGTAACATAGTTTCTTACCGTACTTGGATGCTTCGGTCATGATCTTCATGATAGCATAGTCAGCGAAGTCTTGGACAGCACGTGCCGCAACCTTATCTTCTACTGCGAGGATCCGATTCTTGAATTCAAGTCTCCATCGTAAACGATCTGCTTCACGTTTGGAGTTAGCACCCCCTACCTCAATACCCAATGCAACTTCTGGGGCGATGTCTTCTAGTTCGTTATACCATCGGATCAACCAATTAGTTATAGCTAAAGACTCTTCACTGGTATCATGATAGGCAGAGAGACCCATGACCACATACTCATCTTCGAGTGGACGTAGACCAAGAAACTTAGTAGTAAGGGTATATACTAGACCTACCGACTTAGGGTAGTGCCACTCTTTGATTAGGTTGAAGTCTGAATCCATGATGACCGCAGTCTGTAGTTCACCTACCCCATCGATAGATACGAGTACAGTGTCCGCCTTATCATCCCAAGGACGTGTATAAAATGCAGATGCGCAGTGTGATTCATGGTGTAGGTGGTGAGCATCATATACAGATGCCTCTGGATAAGGAAACAGCTCGAATGCTTCCGATTTATGTATCTTATGTCTACCAGATGCATCTCCACCACGAATATCAAACTTGATCACATGGTCTTCATAGAATGATACGTGGTCATCGTTATTAACCATGTCCCACAATTCATCGGGTATATTTGAGTCGTTCTTCTTCTTGGAGTATCGCTCTCCGTGTGTAGCAAATTCTACTTCACCATTTTCGCTAATGATAGCTAGACCTGAATCATGATAGAACTCACTGTAACCTACGTATCTCATTGCTCACCTATAATAGTATTGTCTTAATGCAGTTATTTATACATAAAAAAAAGGAGCCCGAAGACTCCCAAATGGATCACTAAGGTAATTATTTTCCTGTTACGTGTTCGTACACATCTTTCCAGTTGTTCATTAGAGGGAAGTCGGTGTCTTGATTATAGACGTGTCTCATGACTACAGATTCAAGTCCGACCTTCGCACCAGCGATTGCGTTCTCTACTTTGTCTTCTACCCATAAACATCCGGTATCACGATAGGCTTCTAACGCCTCGTCTTTGTCAGCACCAGTGTCTAGGTACACATACGTTTCGAAAACAGTCTTACCGAAGAGTTCACATAGGTTCTTGGTACGTAAGTGCTGTGAGTACTCGTCGTCACTTAAAGAAGTGATTGCATGGAACACATAACCGTGCTCTTCGTGCAACTTCTTAATGTACTTGATAGCATCACGTAGAGGTGGAATCTTTCTAATCGTGGCAGACTCATTGAACATACGACACAACTGCCTCTTTTCGTTTGACCACGTCAACCCATACATCTCACCGATGTCATATACATCAGGCTTGACTACCGTATACCCATGACGACTCATCCATCGTTGAAAGGCATACTGCCAATCTAGGATCACACCATCACAGTCTACTAAAATTACTTTATCTTTCACGCAACACCCTCTTTTCTCACATTGTTCATTATATAAAACACTTCAATATCCATATACCCAATCTTTAATAACTCAGCTTCAAGCGCACTCCAATCAGGATTCGCTGCATAATATATGTGTTTCAGTATCGCGTGAGTAACACCTGCTTTATCGTACTTCATAAAAAAACCTCTCCAGTTAGATATACATTATACATGTAAAGGAGAGGTTTGTCAAGGGCTTGTTTTGAAAATATATTCTATGGTAGCGAATGTATATTACGTTCCCAAGGTATAGGTGTAGTCTTGAATAGATGTTCTTCCCAGTGGTTTACCATGTCGACTTTCCATTCACCGCCAGTGTAGTGACAGAACTTTGCGTTATCAAAGAACTCTTGCTCTGTGGCATAGTGTGGACTGTCGTTCCAAGTAGTATCGATAGTCTCTACGTCGAACTCATGCTTCATTAACTGTGCAGAGATGTACGGTTGATCATTAAGGATAGACATATGGAAGTCACCAGCGTAACACCAATCATCCCATGCCATGAATAGTTCACGTGCACGTAGACGTGCTTCCTTAGTCCAGAGTACAACTCCAGTGTTCATGATGGTTAGTTTTGATGGGCGATTAGGTGGCATTACAGGTACGATAGGACAGTCATGCATATCGAACTTACGACAGAAGTTTCTATAGTTCTCTTCGTTACTATCCCATGAGTTGTACCCACCCCCATCAGCAGTAACGAAGTCGGACTCTAGTACACCGTATACATCAGCACCAGATTCCATCTGATCAAAGATGTTCTCTTCGGTGTTGACTACGATGTCTGTGTCTACGAATAGTAGGTTGTCGTACTGGTCGAACATAGGGTCTAACCAGACACGTGCACACTCGTGCAATAGGGAGGTTGAACATGTATGTCCCTTTGTCGCAACACGCTCGTCAGAGTATATGTGCGACGCTCCAATCTTTTCTGCGTACTCTTCGAATGAGGTACGAGAGATGTGTGCCACTTCTTTGTACAAGGAAGAACGTGTACCGTCCCACCCTTTAATATCACCACGAGCATCTACTTCTTTACTCACGATCATATATTGGAATATTACATTATTAGACATTTTCTAACCTTCTCATCAATCGTTCAGACCTAAGTCCTACTTGATAATACCATTTTGAATCGCGACCTTCGATTGCAGCTGTCTTCCAATCACTTTCGAGTACCGCGGCATACATGTTCTTGAACTTACTTAGTCTTGGTCTACCTAGGTTAAACATCATATTAACCAAGACTTGCTGTACCTCATCTGGGAAACTATTGAACCGTTCTCCGTATAGTACACAACATTCATCGATTGAGGTGTCGAGGTCTTGTTGGAATGCCTCGCTAACTCTTTCGGGCGATATCTTCGTTCCGACCGCAAACCCGAACTCTCCGTCACTTTCTTTAACGAGGTGTCCAACACCAAACGTGGGGTAGTTGAGGTGGTCGAGGTAAATCTCATAAACGACTCCTTCATCGACCCTGAGTTGGTTGTATACTGCTTCGCGGTTCATTGTATTACTTCTCTTCTTTAATGAAGACACCATCGACCATTTTTCCTTTACGGTCTTTAATGTCGTCGTAGGCCACGGCCAAACAATCTTCAAGGGTAACTCCATTTCTCTCAGCGATATTAATCAGTACGACCATGATGTCGCCAATGTCATCTCTGATATCTTGTTGCTTGCAGATATTGTCTGACAACTCACCGCACTCTTGGATGAGTTTCATGTACTGGTCTTTGTCGTTCGCACCATCGATTAGGTTGCGAGCGTGGTGCCATGCTATAGTATTCTCAATCAATTCATTAATTAACATTATATTCCTTACAACTTGATAGCAAGAACTACCAAGATACATGCCAACAGTACATTGGTCATTAAAATTTCAATAGCGAGTATAGTGTGATACCATACCCACCTAGTTTTGTATGCGTTTGCTACAGATAAATCTTCGGGATCTGGAGTTCCGTCTTCTACCTTCTTACCATTAGTCGGCCCAAGTCGGAGCCAATTTAAAAACTTCATAGCTCTAAACCTTTATAGTATTGTTTTTGTCCGAACCTTTCTTAATATTTGTAAGATGTTCATTCCACTGAGTGCCTGCTAATCGCATAGTAGACTTTACACCTGATACTAACTTGGGTGCTGAATCCGCAGGGAAGTAACGTGTCCACTCTGGGTTGTCAAGCATCCATTTATCGTATTCAGAAATACGGAGAAGCACTTCCGTGACCTCTCCGGTTTCTTTGTTTCTAAAATCATATTGTGGCATTATATATCCATTCCAAATTATATTCAATCACTACGACAGGAGTCTCACTGTTCGCGCCTGAAGAGATAATCACCCCCTAGTCTATTGTGACAGTTGTTGAGTAGACGTATTCAGTATATTGTAATACTGACCAAGTGTTTCCTTTCGATAATTATTACCTTGGGGATTATTTGCTTGGCGTCTGGTATCATGCACGAACTTTTTAAGTTCGGAAATATCTTGGTTCAACTGCTGTTCTTGACTCGACATAGGATTCTCCTTGAATGTTGTTGAGTGTCGGAAGTATTACTCGATGATCAGGGTAGGAAATGCCTCCTGTACGAGTTTTTTCGTTATGTAACGGCACGGTGGCTTCTTCGCCACCATTTTCAGAACGTACTCAGCATCCTCCGGATGAACGGATTCTAGAAGCTGGACGAATTGATTCTCGCGTTTAAACGCTGGGGTTTGGTCTCCGTTACCACCTTTAATGAACTTACCAAATTGCTTGTGCTGCTTCAGTAGGGTAGAGGGAACCGACTCCGCTTTATTGGGAGTGAATGGTGGGCGTCCAGAAGGAAGTAGAAATTCCAAAGACTCGTCGAAGGATCCACGAAGAATATCTTTGAACGCCCAGTTATCTTCATATTTTTTCAATACATCTAATCTTTCTTCGCGAGTTGCTGCGGATTTATACTCTTCAAAGACTTCAAAGACTTCTTTACGAAATTTAATCATTTAATTATACCTTATCAATTTTCCAGCATATATAGTTTTTGCCTGCAACGGAAATCTCAAAACGATTCTGACATTTCCAAACAATATCTATTATTACACGTTCATATAGTTTGTTTAAGTTTTTGCTAATAGCAAGATTCCCTTCTACTGCTTTATTCTGAAAATCTTTTATTTGCACTACCTTTATATATTCATCTATTATCATCACTGTTCCGCCGATCCATAATAGAGAACACAACAAGGAAGTAATGACTATCGTATAAAAAGTTTTCATTAGACCTCTCCTTCTCGTCATGGGTATTTATACGAGAAGAGGAGTAGAGCGGATCTATCTTATAGCATCCCATTCTGCCGGTGAGACAGAGTTGATACCATCTAGTGAATCCTCTTCCAGTCGGTCTTCTAATGTCATGATTGATTCGCTGGTAGGGGTTCGTGTCGACCAGTCAAATTCGACTTCGTCTAATGGAGAAGGTCTCTTGGCAGGAGGTTCTAGTTCTTGTACACAATCACCAAAGGTATCCCACATTACATTGAACTTGATATCGTATAACGTCTTCATACCAATGAGAGCATTTGCTAGTCGGTCGGCATGGTCGCCTTTCATACCAAGAAAGAACGGATCGTCCAGATGAGATATCAATACATTCAAATCATCGACGACGTTCCAACAACCCATCAGTTCATTCTCTAAATCAAATCTATCTTTCATTCTTCGGTCTCCAGCATGATTACTTCTGAGTATACAGAAATTTTAGTTATTTTTTTATTGTCTATCAAGGTACTTAGATCTATGTAAGGGCCTCCACTAGGATCTATCATACCTAGGTCTAAGTTATCGATTCCATCTACGCCTTCTTTACCACCCATCCTACAGTGTGTAAGATCACCCTCCAGAATGAATCTAGAGGGAGAGTCCGTTCCAACGAACTCGTATTTGTCCCCATACCTATTTTTGTATTCTCGATTACTAGTATACATTACGCTACCGCCATTTCTACTGCAAGTTCAGCTGCACGCTTCTTCTTGACTTGGTTTGCACCGTACCATGCAGAAGTCATTCGACTGTCAGCGGTACGACCTAATCGGTGGTCAGTTAGATACGTAACTGAGTTAAACGCCTGCCACCATGTTCCACGACCGTACTCAGCGCCTGGCTGGGTCTCTAACAACTCGTATGCCTTCTTGGCATTCGGAGCGAGATCGTTGTAAACTCGAACGTGTTCCTTCGGTGCCTGTGAAGGGAAAATAGCGTTGTAGTATTGGATAAGAGTATCAGCAGTGAACTGTCGTTTTGATAACAACTCTGCCATCTCTTTGTATTGGTCAAACTTCTCGTGGGCAAGACCCATAGTGATTTTAACCTGTTCTGGATCGAATGCCTTACGGTGGTTAATCTTAGTTGAGTTAACCGCAGTTCCACGTAGAGCAAGTGACAGACTGTTCATGCAAGTTACACGAACCGGAGTGAATCGAACGTCGACTGACTTACCGTACTCATGTGGGTTAGAGAATAAAAGATATGAATCAACCTGATCACCCTTCAATATATCGAATGACTCTTTGACCTTAGCCATTGCGTAGACCATCTTACCATCTTTCAAAGAACCAGCAGAACTCATTTCCATATCACCGGCAGAGCAGTAATCGTTGAAGAATTCGAATGCGGTTTCGTTTTGAACTGGGTTCCAGTTACCACCCACTTGGGTGAGGATCTTACTGTCAGTAGAACGCACAAGTGCTTCCATACCTGTAGGTACTTCAACAAGGTTGTGTCGAGCGTAAGTAGGGATCTTCTCAACTGACCAATCGACGCCTGCTTTCTGCATCATCTGGATAGGAGTTAAATCGTTAGAGACTTCGGTACCGATACCCCAAGGGCATTTACCAACTGTCGCGGAAGTTTCAATTTGAAGCACATCGTTCATAGTAGTCATAATATAGTTTCTCTTTTCATTAATTTATACAGCTATTATACACTTGTTTTCATTACTTGTCAATACTTATTATGAAAATAAGTGATTTATTTTGGCAAGATGTGTTCTAACTTCATAGCGCCCAATAAACTTTCGGACTCTCGTACAAATACTTTATAGAAAGCAGGGTCGTCTCGTTCTAGAGTAAGACTGTTATGTTGCAAATCAAACGACTTAATAATCTTGACGATCTCCGGTGCACTGGCAAGTCGATCTTCACATATCTTTTTTCGAGTAGCACGGTTACCTACGTAGTCTGGACATTTAGTTAAGAACCAAACTCCGGTAGCAACTTCTTCTCCGAACAGTTCAACGATGTCTTCCATA